TAATGAAAAAAGAACCAATGAAAAAGCCCCCAATGAAGGGTCAACGTAAAACTAACGGACTTACTCCAGCACAGAAGAAGCTGCCGCCTGCTCTTCAAGCAGCTATTCTGAAGAAAATGAAAAGTAAGTAATGAAAATGCATACAGCAGTTCGCGCGTCCTACTTGAGTAAACTTGTTTACTCAGGTGAGGCTCTCGTTAAATCCTCATGTGACACCTTTGGTTATGAAAAGTTTAAATGGTTTGATAAGGGCGGTACTCAATGCTTTGTTGCTTGGGATGAAGAAACTAATACTGTTATAATTTGTTTTAGGGGTACTGAGCCTACTGAATTATCGGATCTTTTAGCTGATTTACGTGCATGGCCTAAAAGAGCCCAAGAAAAAGGTCGTGTTCATTCTGGGTTTGCTAATGCACTAAATCTTGTGTATAGTGAGATTGTTGAGTATTTAGATGCTCAACAATTTGATGATGATTGTCGAATCACGTGTACGGGTCATTCACTCGGAGCTGCATTAGCTACTATCATGGCAAGTCGGTTAGACGCCAACGAACTTTACACTTTTGGTTCCCCCCGTGTAGGTGATAGACGCTTCGTCAAAGAAATGAATACAGATAAAATAAAGCATTATCGCTTTGTTAACAACAATGATATTGTGACTCGTGTACCTCCTCCTATTGTGTACCGTCACCACGGAGAGCTTGTTTATATAAATCACTACGGAAATATTCGTAATATGACTCTTTGGCAACGAATCAAAGATCAATGGCGTGGGCGTATGGCCGCGTGGAAAAAACGTGAGTTTTTTGATGGAGCACGTGACCATTCAATGGATTTATATCACCGAAAAATTTATAATGGGTATATACAGAGCTAGAAGTTTATGTCCCGTCTGTTCTTCTGATGAAGAAGTATGGTTCATGAATGGTAAAATAGAGCCTCTTGATATTGTAGAATGTCGAAAATGTTCACAATTATATGAACCCGCAGATTTTATTTATACATTAATAGAACTACACAGCAATATCTCTGTGTCTTCTAACACAACCCCTTTTTCAGCTACTTTATAATTGCTTAGTCCCTTTAATTTTTGTATATTAACTTATATTTCAAAAACAGGAGATTCAAATGGCAGGTAAGAAAAGTTCTGGTAAAAATTACACCTCTAAAGGTGAGCGTCCAAATGTAACACGTTCTGTGTTAAATGCTCTTCGTCGTGAGTATGTTCAGTCTGATATGCGCCGTAATAATCAAGCTATTGCGTGGCGTAAAGGTAAAAACGTTGTGCTCACTGTCCCAAATCCCGATAAAAAGAATACTAAAGAGCGTATGATCCGCGTTCCAGCAATAGATGTTTGGGGATTTCCACGTCAAGCTAACCTTAAGATGCGCTAATGCCTGAAGGTCCAGAATGCACTCGTACAGCTAGACAACTTGATCGGGCTGTACGAGGTAAAAATTTAATTAATATCAATTTTATTTCTGGTAGATATACTAAAAATCTACCTACAGGATTTGGCAGCTTCTATTGTGATTTAGAAGATGATGGACCATTTCCTGTCAAAGCCGTCCACAACAAGGGTAAATTTATATATTGGGAGCTTGGTGATTTGCTTCCAATATATTATATTTATACTACTCTTGGTATGACTGGTAATTTTAAACTCCAGCCATCCAAACACACAAGGATGGCTTTTTACTTTGATGATGACACTGCTGTCTACTACAACGATCAGCGTAATTTTGGGACTATTAAGTTTGTGGATAAAGAAAGTGATCTTCAAGCAAAACTTAGATCAATTGGACCTGATATGCTTAATAATCCTTGTACTCTTAGCGAATTTAATACCCGCGCACGAGGTAATCCCAGTTGGTCGGTGGTAAAGTGGTTAATGGATCAGAAAAAGATTTCTGGTGTAGGAAACATTTACAAGTCAGAATCCCTATTTTTAGCTGGTATTGCGCCTCATAGAACAATGGGTAGTTTGGATGAAGAAGAACTTGAAAAACTTTATTATGCAATTTGTCAGGTGCTTTCAGCATCGTATGAGTCCGGGGGTGCAACTATTCGTAATTATTCTGATCTATATAATAATCATGGGAAGTATACTCGTTTCGCATCAAATCCTTCTGAAATAGTAGAAGCAAGAGGAGGACATGTAATGGTTTATAATCAGCAAAAAGATATATACGGTCATCCTGTTGAGAGAATCAAGCTTGATGATGGACGTACAACCTTTTGGTCTCCTGCGGTTCAGTTTTGAACAATCCTCCTAAAATAATTCTTTTAACGGACATACTTGATACAAGACTTCGAAAAGAACAAGAACTAGCTTTTTATCAAAGAGAACTTGAAAAACTTCAAGAAAAGATGATGTTTTTACGTAAAGATATTCAAATCACTAATCTATGTATAGAAATCATAGAAAAAGAAAAAGTTGTAGATGTAAGAGAAAAGATGTACGATGCCTTGGAAAAACCATAACCCGATTAATTTAATGTATAACTACTACAGAAAAGTCTCTGATTGGGGAGTTGACATACCAACCACGGATGATTTTGCTTACACATATCCTGATTTTAATAAATACAAAAAGTTTTATAATAAAATGTATATCTGTGAAACTCAGGACATACCTCACGGCCCTATTGGTACTGAGCCTACTCAGTACCCTCTAGTAATGAAACCTATTATTAACCTTAATGGTGGTGGAGTAGGTTCTTTTGTTGTACATAATAAGGAACAGTATGATACTGTAAAATTTCCTGGCCTATTTTGGTCTCCTTACCAGATAGGTGAACACTACTCTTTTGATTTAATTGTTTGTAACGGTATCGTGGTTGATCACTATTGTATGCGTGGAGAAAAGCTTCAACACGGTATGTTTGATTATTGGGAATTAGTTGAGTCTCCTGAACAAACTTTTAAAACACTATACAATTGGGTAGAGATTAACTTTTCTGGGTACACAGGCTGCTTAAACCTAGAGGTAATAAATGATACTATAATTGAATGTCATCTGCGCATGGGAGACATTGATAGGTTTGGGGATGAAGAGTTAATGGAAGCTATCCACGTTCTTTATAATGTAGGTAAGTGGACTTATGACGGACAACGCACTACTAATTTTTATATGTCAGCACTTTTTGCTCAATATGGACAATCATTTAGCATAAATATTAATCTTTGTGCCGAAGTTTTCAACCACTTAACATACTATCAAATCGATAATCCAAAGTTTCATGCAGATAACCCACCTACCGGCCAAAGACTGGCTATTTTTTGCGGAACCAACCTTGAAGATGTTACAGATGCCCGTAATATAGCAATAGCACTTTTTACCCCTGATATCGATGGAAAATATACTGATGCTCTTGCTAACTATCGTAATCTACGCATCTAACTAGATATTGCCTGTTAGTCTTATATTTAGTAATATGTATACATGAAAAAATATACAAAAGCACAAAAAATAGCATATCACGATGCTTGGCTACGTAAGCGCGGCTTACATCCTTCACAACTTAAAACTGCTACCAAATTGTCAGCACCTCCCCCAAGCTATAAATCTGATTGTACTTCAGCTCCTACATCAGATCGTGTAGGCAATGGTTTTATCAAGGGTAAGAACTCATACAGTGGTTCAGGTGTTCACGTTGGTCAAGCTTACAACAAAGGTAACCTTGTCGTGCTTTCTTCAAAAGAAGCGTCCGACTCAGCAACAGGAAAAAGACGATGAAATTTACAGTTACAATTTTACAAACTATGGATGTTGAAGCAGAAGATGAAGACGATGCGTGTTTAATCGCTGCTGAGATGTTTGATTTCGGTTCGGCAATGTTTGAAGTAGAGGTAAACGAAGATGAATAAAACAGAGTGGCATAGTTTTGGGTATAAATACACACGTGCGGTAGAGGCTTGGGCGCAACAAGAAATGTACCCTAAGTTTGAGCTAAAAAGTATTACTCTTGATTGGAGTTCTCGACGTTCTCGTTCCCGTGGAGGTATGTACGCTGATGGTCCTGGTATCTCGATAGCAATGTCTCCTGCTTGTCGTGATCAACGTGGTGAACTGTACAAAATCTATGAATATGCGTCGTTTGCTAAGGACCCAGATATAGGTGAAATTTATACTCGTAGGAAAACAGCAAAATTAGAAATGGTTATTTTACACGAGGTTGCTCATGCGTTACAATACTATTCATATAAGTTAAATAATTATAGATGTAAACCCCACGGACCTGTATTTAAGAATATGTATCGTCGTCTACGTTGTGCTTTTTTGAATCCTTTGTTAGAGAATCAAGCTGAAACCCGCGAAGAATACGAAAAGATAGTAAAAGGTATAGAGTCTGGTAATTTCAAAGTAATAACAGATAATGAAATCAACCAAATCCTTAAGCGAGCCGCAAGCAGTTAATAATTTTTGTTCACGTCCTTGGTCGGAACTACACATCGAAGAAGATGGGCAAGTTACTCCGTGCTGTGTTATGCCCTCTAATCGCTTTCCTATGGGCAATTCTGTAAAAGAATATCTACAAGGCGAACCACTTAAAGAGCTTCGACAGTCGTTCTTAGAGAATAAAAAGCATCCTTCTTGTGAATATTGTTGGGAAGCCGAACGAAACAATCTACATACTCATAGAGTTAGCAATGCTCCTTCCAGCGAAAAAACAATTGAAAAGGTTCATATTAGATTAAACAATGTATGTAACTTTAAGTGTCGCATGTGTAATCCTAACTTTTCTACTACATGGGCTATAGAAAATAAAAAGCATAAGTACTTTACTTTTGAGGACACAGATACAGAGACAAACGCTTTTAAAAAAGATCCCACCTTACTACCTTTACTTAAACATTTAATATCGAGCGGCCATTTAGAATGTATCAATGTTTCGGGAGGAGAACCTCTAATCACTGATGCTAACTACGATATGCTTACATATTTAATTGATAATAACTGTACTGATGTTCAGATCGTATACTCTACTAATCTTTCTATGTTACAGTATAAAAAACACGATTTGAAAGATCTTTGGGCTAAATTCAAAAAGGTTGAGTTGCTTGTCTCGTGTGATGGTTGGGGACCTTCTGTTGAATACTCTAGAACTGGTTTCTCTACTAAAACATTTATTAAAAATATTCAAGAAGTCTTTGATTATGTGTCTGCTGTAGTATGTGTTGTTAATAACTACAGTGTTTGGTCTATTCCTAAACAACTATCAATTTTTGATAAGTTAGGTAAGCCGGTAACTTTATCTCCTTGCTTTTTACCGTCCTTTTTAAGTCCCCAAATCCTACCAAGAGAGCTAAAACAAGATATTAAAAAACTATATAGTCATGACCCTAGATTATCAGAACTGTATAATAATTATATCGATAAAGATGTAAATTTATCATTAGAGTACCATTCTGATACAAATGAGCCAGATACTGACGTAGATGAGCTAAAGTACTTTATTGATTACAGCATGATGCTTGATAAATTTAGGGATACAGATTTTTTTAAAACTTTTCCTGAGTATGAGCCGTATAGAAAATTAACAAACACACCCCCTAAATTTCATGATAATGTAATGCAAAGCTTGAAGGAATTGAATTTATGATGTATATTGTAAAAAATAAAACTGAAAGGAGTTCCGATGGCTAATTTATTTGTAGGTAGTGATTACTACATAAGCGATGTATACGTAGATAGTGGGGCTTACTATATTAATACTCATATTATTAACTCTGACGGGGAGTACACTGGAACTAAAGAATATGCTTTTGGTATAGATCAGCCTATTGACAACTTATCTTCTGTAGGTGCTATCACAGAGTTCAAAATTTCCTCTAACTCAGCCGTAGTTTGGGCAAACACATCTCAAGACGTAAAAAGCGTATTTACTAGTGTTACCCCTGAATCTACAACTGGATCTGGTAGTGGATTTGTAGTTGATATTAATACTGATAGGCTTTGGACTAGAGTTTCAGAGGATCCAATCTTTACTTTTACAGTTACGAATCCGGGAAGTGGGTACTCAATCGGTGACGGCGTTACTTATGATTATGCATCCGCAAATCTAGATACTGATTATGAAAAACTTACTATTACAGTTTCTAATACTGATATTTACGGAGTAAACTATTTTCCCGATGGATTGGACGAAGATTCATTAGTGGCTAACGCACTACCACTAATCAATGTTATTTTATCAACCGGCTCAGAATGAAACTAGTAGCAAATGGCTGTTCTCATACATCTGGGGCAGAAATAGAATATGCTTCGCAAGATAAGTGTCCTGATAAGGCTTGGCCTAAGCATTTAGCAAACTTACTTGGCTATGATCATGTAAATCTTTCAATGTCAGGTGCTTCTAGTCATCGAATTATTAGAACTACTTTTGAATTCTTACATAAACACTATAGAGAGAATAATAATTCATTTCAAGGTATATTCATGATAATCATGTGGCCTGGCTGGTATAGAACTGAGATTCACACAGAAGATAAAAAAGTAAGTGATCATTCTCAATTTTATGATCACAAATGGGCTCCCTTAATTGTCGGTAATGATGAGCATTATAAGAAAAGTTTAGATGTTAATAGTTATATGTACTATAAAAGTTGGGTAAATTCTGTGGATAGGCATCAACATATTATAGATTATTACTTGAACATTATATTACTCCAAAATACGTTTCAAAAATATAATATCCCGTATCTTTTTTGGAACGCCTCAATGAATACTTTGATGGCTCATGAAAGAGATTATGACGCCTACTCCTTTCATCTCTCTGGTAAACGATTTCCTAAAATGCTTGATTCAGGTGCTTGTTTTACTGAACTTTGTAGAAAATCTAACCAACAGATATCTTTAGGGAGCAAAGAGAGTGGCTTCGGGTCTCATTATGATGAAAATGCTCATAAATGGTTTGCTAAAATGTTACACCGATACATAAAGAATTATCTGCTTTAATCTTGCTTTTAACCCTTATTTTTGTTACTATTCATTAAATAAGGAGTTTTATATGGCAAATTACATTGTTCGCAAAGGAAAGTTTAGTGATGAAATTGCAAAATTTGAAGAGTCAAATTATCCAATTGATGTATATACCATCAGTAGTAGAGGCTGCTCTTGTCCTTCTCGTTTTAGGGCTTGTAAGCATACCAAGATTGTAAAAGCTTGGCATAAGTTAGACGCACCTATAGGTGCTGTATTTGATGATAATGCAAATATTGTAGGTAACATATGGATGAAATAGTAAAAAGAGATTGGGGATACTGGGATGTGCTTCAAGAGTATGATGGTACTTGTAAAGTCAAAGAACTTGTAGTTAATCCTGGATGCCAACTTTCGTGGCAAAAGCACGAACATAGGTCTGAGCATTGGTTTTGCTCTCGTGGACTTGCTACTGTTTACTACTCTGCCGATAATCATGGTAAAGAAGTATTTAAGACATATATAACTCAGTTTAAGACATTTGATATAGCACAAGGAAAGTGGCACCAACTTGCAAATGAATCAGAAACACCCGTACACATCATTGAGATCCAGTTTGGTAGCGATTGCCGTGAGTCTGACATTATTCGCTCAGAACGCCCACCCCTCAACTATCAATAACCAATACGCAGATTCTGTACTTTGTTTAGCAAAGAATATATACTGGGAAGCGCGTAATCAATCTTATTTTGGTCAATGGGCAGTAGCAATGGTAACCATGAATCGTGTAAAAGATGATAGATTTCCAAATACTATTTGTGAAGTAGTGTACGAGGGTCTTCATCGTAGATCATGGAGAGACTCTTCTGTTTTGATTCCTCTTAGAGATAAGTGTCAATTTTCTTGGTACTGCGACGGTAAGTCAGATAAGTTCCCTAAGCATGATGAAGAAGCTGTCATGATTGCACATGAAATTGCTAACGGTGTGTTAACTACTAAATATATGGATTATACAGGTGGAGCTGTATTTTATCATGCTGATTATGTTTATCCAAGCTGGGCAAAACAAAAGGAGAAAACTATTGAAATCGATGATCATATATTTTACAAGTTTAAATAGTATAATAATTCCGCCTGATGAACTAAAAGCCTACTGCTTCAACTTTTTTAAGTGGTTTAACATAACTCTTTTTGTTTCAATACTTTTTGCAATTCCTGTAACTTCATTGACCATATTGTTGGTGGTTTTTATGTCCGACATGACCTTTTTTACTCAAAGATTTTCGCATGTCATAGAAAAGTACAACTTATAGTAATTTCATACTTGCCCTTTCCTATAACTTTTAATATACTACTGATGTAAATTGCCGTTAAGGGATTTATATAATTCTTGCTGTTATAAAGGAGAAAAAAATGACAGGACAATTCGCTATTCGTAATGCTGGTTTTATCGGCTTCGATCATATTCTAAAAGAACTAGAGCAAATTTCAACACATGCAATGGATCATTACCCACCTCATAACATTGTAAAATACAATGAACATGAGCTTGCTATTGAAATCGCTGTAGCAGGTTTTTCAAAAGATGAAGTATCCGCTAATCTTAAAGAGGGAGTGCTAACCATCGTAGGCGAGCACGAATCTCGTGGTCGTGAATTTATTCATCGTGGAATAAGTACAAAGAAGTTTAAACGCCAGTTTCGTCTGTCTGAGCACACTCAAGTGCATGGAGCTGAAATTAAGGATGGACTACTTGTGATAGATCTCAAAGTAGTGATTCCAGAAGAACAGCGTCCTCGTTTAATTGAGATCAAATAAAACAATTTTTCGAGGAGAAATCAATGACTACACTTACCCAAACATGGGGCTATACTTGTCGTGCGTGCGACGCTGTAGCTTCTTTTCTGATTGGTTTTGGAAAAAGTATCCATAATTCAATCGCACTATCACGTCAAGTTCGCGCAAATGAATACATTGCAAAACAAATTTTGATTGAGTACCCACATCATACTTATCAAAGTTTACTATTTGAACTTAATCAAAAAACATTAAAAGAATTTGCAAAAGATGCTTAGTATTTTAAAGAGATTCTTTACAATGGATGAACCAACTTCAAACCCCTGGAACGTAATGGCACGGCCTCTAAAGTATCGAGAATATCAGTATTCCGTAGCCGAGTTAGAGCGTAGACTTAATGCTGAAGTTAATGGGTTTAACAAAAGGTCTTAAGATGTGGTGGCCTTATACTGAAGAAGAAAATGACCAACTAGCTTGAGTCAAAAGTGGACGGGTAAATGCCTTAAAAAGGCTTCCGTCCACTAATTATATAAGAAATGGAGAGAAAAATGATTAAATATGTTCTTGCAGTAGTAACTGCATTTATAACCACTAACTTATCTGCCGCTGAAATAACAAAATATGTAGGCACAGAGCGCAACCTTGATACTGAGATTAATTCAGTTTACGCTGGAGCTTCTGTAAGTGCGGGTGCACTAACTATTGGTACTGAGTTTACCTCTACAGCAACAGTTGAAGAAAATTCACAATTTAACTTTTCAGCTATGGAAGTTGACGTAGATTACGAAGTTACACCACATGTGGTACTTTATATGGATAACGACTATGACGCTGATTTTAAACATGAAGATACTGTAGTTGGCGCTAAATTAAAGTTCTAATTTACACTTAAAAATAAAGTTTGAATACCAGAAGGGAGTTGCTAAAGCAGCTCCCTTCTTGCTTTTTAGTCTACTTTCATTTATTATATAAAAAATTGGGAGATTTATATGATTGCACTAATGACCAAAACAGATTCTGGGTGGGAACCTGACAAGTTTCTTGCTCAACCAGAAACAGGATTGCTAGAACAAACACTTATTACTACTTACCGAGATTTAGAAGGTAATATTTGTCAAAAAACTCATAGTCGCAAGTTCTTTAACGCAGACGACTATGTAGATTCAACCTCTAACAAAATTTTAGGATAATGATATGGCTAATAATATGGACGGAACTATCGCAAGTAAGCTTGCAAAAGTAAATGAAGATATTACTGTAAGACGCGCTGACAACGGTTGGCTTGTAGAGTTTGGTGGTCGTTCTCACGCTGATGACTGGAAACACTACAAGATCGTCTGCACTGAAATGAACGAAGTAGTCACACTTGTGATGGAACACTCAGCAGTGGAGCTAGATAATTAATGCATTATAACGGACCCAAAGCTGATTACGAGAGAGTAATTCATCTATTACGTGAGATTGAGTTTGCTAAGTCTCAACTTGCCCCACACGATACTGGACATATTAGCACTGCTATCGGTTGGATGGAGAAACGAGTCGCTACACTAACACGTAAGTTAGACGAGACTCCTGCAAGTGATGCTAACTTTACAGATGATAGACCTCCTTGGAGAATGGCGGCACGTAGAGAAGTGCAACGCAATAACACTAGCGGTATTCACCCGGAAGATTGTTAAATGACTGAATTTAGGCAAGGGGCATACGTTGTATTACAAAATTTAAGTCAATCAAGTGTTGCTCTTGCCCTGATCTACACTGTTGGTCATGTTATTATAGCTATGACAGTAGTAAGTCTCATGACAGGAGCAAGTGTATGGGAAGCAGGGCTTGTTGCTTTGGTAGAACCTTCTATAAATGGCGTTTGGTTTTACACTTTACATAAGATTTACACACTTTTTAAGGGATAAGTGTTATGGTAGCACGGCTGGCTCCAACCCAGCAAGCCAGGGTTCGACTCCTTGATCCCTTGCCAAAGGAGATATAATGTGGATTTTAGTGATGGTTTCACTTATAAGCGATACTATAGTAGCAGAAAAGATAAATACATATTCTGGTATCGCTGATTGTTATGCAGCAATAACTGAGCAAGAGTTTGAATATAATTTTGAAACCCTAAATCGTGATTGGGTATGTGTTAGAACATCCGGTGATTGGGACTATTCGTTGAGGTACTAATGTATAAAGTAACAGCACACTTTAAGACACATAAAGTAACTAAGGCATTTTTAGATATATATGAAGCTATTGATTTTAGAGACACGGCGGATGCTAATTATCCACTGTCCGTAACCTTTGAGAAAGGAAAAAATCCTGTGAAGTCATTTATAATAAGTGGTTGGTATAATGTAATGGATAATCGTTACAACCCTTTAAGAAATATACCAGATATGAATACGCGACACATGGTCATGCAAGTATTAGCTTGGATGTGGTGTATTGTGTTTTCAATGTATTTTAGTTCGATGTGGATGTTCGGAATTACTGCTGTTGCCCATATAATTGTATTAGCGGCTATCGCTATTACTGTAGGAACTTTCGAGGCTGCAAAGAGGAATCCTTCAGTTTTTAAACTGCGTCCAGGATTTCATAGTGCGGGGCGATCACGACAAGTAATGTATTTAACAGGCAAAAATGGTAAGCTAGAAAAAATTCAACTTGATCCTAACGATCCAGGCGGAGAGCACGAATGAATATAATTTGCGCTGTTTTTGGTCATAACTATGCTTTACTCTCTCGATTCGGAATGCAAGCATATTGTACTAAATGCGGGCATACATTAGTTATTCGCGACCCCCTTCATTTACAGATTGGTGAACGCAGATTTATAGATCAAACACTATATGAACAAACTGAAATTGGGTTACAGCCAGTGAAACAAACAGACGAAAAAGAATAATGGAATCTATAGTTATAAAAAATCCACAACTGCGACAATTGTGCTCCTGGGTTTTTCTAAATTAGATGTTAAAATTAGAAGAGTTACAAGAAATGTGCCGGATGTTTGGTTCTTTACCAGACCCTGACACTTATCCGAAAACATTTTACTACTACATTCAACTTTATCAATACTTAAAACAGCAAAGGAAAAGAAATGACACGACTAAAAAATAATATGCTTGACGCGGCGTATGCTCATGCACATGGAGAGTTTTTACTACATAAAGCTAATATCGAAGTCTACTTGGAAAA